TGATTTTCTGCCCATTCACATATCTGGTGTAGGTGCGCTCCTTGGTGCTGCGGACAGTGACATACTTCCAGAGCCTCCCCCATTGTGTGCCAGACAACGGCTGCCCCTCGCTGCTTGCAATGACATAATCCGAAATCGAAGATTCTTTCACTTCTTTCAGACAATCGACGAGCTGCGGAGGAATTGGGATTGTCCGCTTTGCCGCTTTTGTTTTCAACTCGGTTGTCACGACCGGGCGGTTGTGTTCGATGTGCCAGGCACGGCAAACGATGATGTGCGGCGCAGCCCCATCCAGGAATACGCTATCCCATTGCAGTGCGAGGGCTTCTTCTCTGCGCAGGCCCGCATACAGGCAGAGCATAATAAACGGATATGGCGGCAGACCGCGCACCGCGTCCAAGAGGGTCTGCACCTGCTCTGTGGTGAGCGCCGTTTTCTCTTTCGGCGCTTTGCCGCCTTTTGGATTCAGATTCTTGCACGGCGATTCGTCGATGATTTTGCTTTGCTCTGCCGATGTGAAAATCAGCTTGTACAGCATCTGGACGCTGCGGTAGATCGACGCCGATTATG